GTCTGGCAACTTAGCACGATTACGAGCCAATATCTGTTTGAACGCCTTATCCATCTTATGCTTAGGCATTACATCACACTCATCAATCAATGAATAGCCAACTTCATAACCAACAATCATCTCTGGTTCGCTCATATTCCTAAAGATAATAGTGCCAAAGTCTTTGATTAATAACTCTTTATCTGACTTATTGAGTTGATAATGTAAGCCTAAGTCATTACACATCTCTGGGAACTTCTCAAAGGCAATATCACGTATCAATGGATAGTTAGGCAAGTAATAAGCAACCTTAATCGTTGGATATTGTAACTTCTTAATGATTGTCTTTAGCGTACCAGCATAAGACTTTCCAGCACCAAATCCAGCAACCAATCCAGTAGTCGGATTAACGCTCTCTATAAAATCACGTTGATGATCGAGAACATTAACATCTCTAATCACTGACTAATCTAATACCAGTTATATCATTAACATTGTGGTCAATAGTGCTTTTATCAGTTTGCCCAAGTACGTTCTTACCAAGCCAAACCATCATCGTTGAATTACCACCAGTTGCCGCCTTCCATTGAACACGTCTTAGTGATGCTTTACCAGCCATTGCCTTTTGTGGCAAATACTCCGAAAAAATCATACCTTTTTCACGCTTACAAGCCGTCTGTAAAGTGTCATAATGGATATCTAATACACTCGCTATTTCTTCACCAGTACATTGAATCTTGCACATTGAATCAACCTTATCCCAGTCAATAACAGCTAATGGTCTACCTTTCTTTTTTTCTTCTTTCATAATAATAGGGGGAGGGTCTTTCCGTCCCGATTAACCCTCCATAAATTGTTCACCAGATTCAGCGTGTACCGCTTTCTTTCCAGTATATTCTTGCCATCTTTTAATAATCACATCTACATATTTTGGGTCAAGTTCCATTGACATATTCTTTCTGTTACTTTTTTCAGCAGCAATTAATGTTGTACCAGAACCACCAAATAAATCTAAAACGTAATCATCTTTTTTACTACTGTTCTTGATTGCCCTTTCAACTAACTCAACTGGCTTTGTTGTTGGATGTAACTCAGAGCGTGATGGTCTGTCAATATCCCATACGTCGCTTTGCTTTCTATCTTCAAGCGGACATAATCTTGCTTCACCCTCTAACCAACCATACCAAATCGGCTCATACTTCGTGTGATAATCTTTTCTTGATAATACAAGGCTGGATTTATTCCAGATGATTGTACTGCTCCAGTGATATTCATTCATTGCCAACGTGAGCATCATATTGCCCCATTCTTGGGCAGACATAACTACATAGGTTGGGCATCCCCTCTTAGAGTTTTCGTTCAACTGTGCGAAGGTAGCATCCATAAAGTTCTTAAAATCTTCTGTACCCATAAAATCATTAAGAATAGTTCTTGGCTTATAACCTTGAGCATTCCCCTCTTGAACAGCACCATAGTTAACATTCCAAGGTGGATCAGTGAACACCATATCAGCCTTTTCACCATTCATAAGCAATCCAACATCTTCACCCTTTGTTGAATCACCGCACATCAGCCTATGATTACCAAGAACCCAAATATCGCCAACCTTGCTTACTGGTTCTTCAGTAACCTCTGGCACGTCATCTTCATCGGTTAGACCCTCATTATCTTCGTCTGCTGGGTCAAAGTCTATATCTAAACCCCAGTCCTCTAATAAATCAGTATCCCACTCATTGGCTAGTAAATCCCAATCCCATTCACCAAAGCCAACATTATCTTTAATAATAAACTCACGCTGTTGTTCTTCGGTTAAGTCGTTTACTTTGATAACTGGCACTTCTTTAAGTCCAGCTTCTTTGCACGCCTTTAAACGCATATTACCACCAAGCACGATCATATCATCATTAACAACAATTGGTCTAATGTCCAGCATCTGTGGAAAGTCTTTTATTGATTGCGTTAGTTTAGCAAACTTATCATCTTTAAGAATACGGGGATTGTTTGGGTTGCGTTTTATCGCACTAATCTTTGTTAATACAGACTTCAAAACTTATAAACTCCAACCTTGCCTTGCTTACCAACATTCTTAACCTTATATCCACGGTCTTTCATCTTACAAATAACGCTGCGTAGATGCTTAATACCAACCTCTTTAGCTTCAGTTGTTGATATTGATCCGTGATACTTGATGTGAGCAACCACTATATCTATCTGAGTTTGATTAGCACTACATCTATTAAATAAATTCTTTAACCATTTAAACATTATCTACCCCTTATTGTAATTTCACATTTACCACCTTTAACTATTTTCTCACGGCTAATAGCAAGACAATCAATCTGTTCATCATCAACCCAAGCGATACCAGTAAGACTATCTAACAAAGACTTAGCATAGTTATCAATATCACGCTTCCGTCTATCTGGTGGATATAACTTTATCTGGCACATCACACGCTTATCAGTTGGATTCTTCTCACTTTCAGCAACCATATTAGCAACACGCTCTTTAAACTCCCGACCTTTAGCCGATAGAATGCTAGTACAGAACTTACCGCGTAATATAGCACGGTAATATGCGTTCACCGATACTGGAAACGGTAAAGTAAGGGCGAGTTCAAACTTTCGTGCCATCTTTCAACAACCTATCGCACATTTCAAGTACCGCTACACACAATGATGTTCTTAGTTCTTTATCATTAATGTTGTTGATCTGTTTAACAATGTCTTTAATACCCTCTAATACTTCTTTACACTCGGATTGAGTGTGTTTGTGCAAAATCATTTATTTATCCCCATAATAACTTATTAAACCCAATGTTATCCAATGGATTCTTGCCCCATCTTGCTTAATTAAATAATCAAGGTTCTGAACACTAATCTCTAAAATATCAGCAACGGCTTTATTTGTCAAACCCAGTCGCTTAAACTCGCATTTAATACAATCATATTTATCTATCATAGGTTTTAATTATAACAAAGATATTTAATGTAATGATGGTTTGTTTTTATTAAAAGAAATTGCTGCTTCTAATACCTCAACCTTATTTCCAAGTTTCATCACATCTTTGATCGCCCACGCTTTCAAAGTATTTAATGGCATTGATGGATTCATAACAATTTGTTTTTTAACGCATTGTTGGATTGGGTGTAGGGCTTCCATTTCTAATAATTCATCTTTATTTAATCCACCAGCCATATCAACTTCATTCAGTTTTTTACTATAAAGTTTTCTACATTCAGCATAAATCTTAGGAAAGGTTGGTTTATCACTTCCATTAAATATTAACTCATCAATAGTTGAATTAACAACAAAGAAAGGCATTTGAGAAAACAATCTCATCATTTCATTAATCACAGAATTAAACGGTATGTCTTTTGCTACTGCCCACCCCCAATTAATTCTAATCCTTTCTAAAATAATTAAACATTCTTTCTTATTCATCTCAACCCCTCTTTTTCTAATTCTTGCGTAAGTTGTTGATTAAAAGTCAGCACATTATTGTTATTTACATTGTTATTTACATTCTTATTCTTATTCTTATTTACATTCTTATTCTTATTAGGTTCGGCTTTGGTTATGCTTTGGTTATGCTTTGGTTTATTTTCTTTAGGTCTGCCGCCCTTATTTCCGTTTGTCCAGCGTCTATGATTTGCTTCTAATTGTGGTTTTATAAGACTGAACATTGCTTTTGGCAAAGGTTCTAATTTAACTTCCTTGTGATTAAGACCAAACTCGAATATTTGCTTAAGTAAGGCTAATTGATCTGTTTCTGATAATGGTTCTATCGCATCAAAGAATGAACGATAAACTATAAATGAATCTTTTTGTGGCTTGGTTGCCATTGATACCCCCTATGTTATTATTAAAAATTATCTATCCCTCAATCGTAAGAAAGGGCGGGTAATTACTCCCGCCCCCGATAACTCTTAACCAGAGGTGCTGTCATTATATACCAACTAAAACTAAAATCTAATTGATTTAACTTCCTTTGTTAAAATATATTTGCATTTGTTAAAATAGTATGGTATGATGTTCTTAACAGTTAAGCAATTGGCTGTTCTTTTAAAACAAAACGGAGATACAAAATGATTACTTTTACAAAAACAAACGATAACGATTTCAAGACCTATTACCAAGTTTTTTCAGACGGAGAATATATCGATTACATTGGCAATCCTTACGACACCGAACATTACGGAAGTGGCTGGGTTAATGGTAGTAGTGAAGTGGCAGATATAATTGGCGGTGGTTTTGACTTTAAATCAATCAAACAAGCATTTATTGACAACGAAGCAAGAATTAAAGAGGT